TGAACTACATGATGGCGGTGAGAGAATTGATGAGCATGACCCGGTGGACATACTCCGGGTTAGCCAGGGCGATGGGGGTGAGTTCCGGGCAGTATGTGAGGAACTTGCTCATGCCGTTCCGCAAGAACAAGAAGACGGGGGAGATTGAGCGCAATGGCATTGTCGCAAGCAATCTCATCCGCATGGTCGAAGCGATGGGGGGCAGAGTCCTCATCGAGTGGCGAGATCCACGGGACTACCGGAGCGTGTACCGCTGGAGGATTGACAACTCCGACCCCACGGGGGAGCCGATGCCGGATGAAACCTATCTCTACACCGGGAAGATGACGGATGAGTATTCTGCTCGTCTGTATTTCGACCCGTCCATGAAGGACAGTTGGCCGCTGCCGGGTACATCCAAACTGCGCAAGGCAGACGAGGACGAGGAGGAGTGATGTCATGGCTGACATGAAGAGCCTGGTTAAGGGGGCATTCTCAAGAGATTTGACGAAACTTGCCCCCATAACTGATGCGTTTGAACTCCTGCGGCTCTACGAAAAAGAAGATTTCAAGGCCGCACATGATCTCAACAAGAAACTCAATGGCATCGCCGCCCTCAACGCATCCCAGACCGGCTCCGGGGCGATGTATGACCTCTACATCCGTTCCATGCTCTTTGAAGCACCGCATGACTTCGACTTCTACATGAGGGCCTTGGAGCGCAACAGGCAACCCAAAGACCGTTTCTGGCAACCACGCCGGAAGAAGCTGCTTCATGTCTGCCGCGCCCTTCAAGACATGGAAGACGGCAAACTGGACGAACTCTTCCTATCCTGCCCACCAAGAATTGGAAAAACAAGTATCATCATGATGTTCCTCACATGGGTCATGGGGCGTGATTCGGAGCGGAGCAACCTCTACTGCTCCTACACCGACTCCGTGGTCAATGTCCTCTACAACGGCATTATGGAACTTCTGGGTGACCCGGACACCTACGCCTACGGTGACATCTTCCCCGGCTGGAATCTGGCATCCACCAACGCAAAAGACCTTCTCATCAACCTTGGGCGCAAAAAGCGGTACGCATCCTTCACGGGCCGCTCCCTCTACGGCACCCTAAACGGTGCTTGCGATTGCAACGGCTACCTCATCGGCGATGACCTCATCTCCGGCATCGAAGAAGCCATGAACCGTGACCGGCTGGAGGGCGCATGGGCCAAGGTGGACAACAACCTTCTTCCCCGTGCCAAGGAAACGGCAAAAGTCCTGTGGATCGGTACTCGCTGGTCATTGCTCGACCCGCAAGGCAAGCGCATCGACCTCTTGGAGAACGATGAGAAGTACGTCAACCGCCGGTGGCGAGTCCTCAATACCCCCGCTCTTGACGAGCATGATGAGTCCAACTTTGACTACGAATACGGAGTAGGCTTCTCCACCGAGTACTATCAGCAACGCCGCGCATCCTTTGAGCGCAACTCTGATATGGCATCATGGCTTGCTCAATACCAGGGCGAACCTATCGAGCGTGACGGTGCGGTATTCGCCCCGGACGGTATGCGCTACTTCAACGGCGTTCTCCCGGAGGGTGACCCAGACCGTGTTTTCATGGCCGTTGACCCCGCATGGGGTGGCGGTGACTATGTGGCGGCTCCTGTCTGCGTCCAATACGGCAATGACCTCTATGTGGTCGATGTGGTATACTCAAATTTTGAGAAGACCATTACCCAGCCGGATATCGTCAGCAAGGTGGTCAAGCACGGCGTTACCGCCATGAAGGTGGAAGGAACCAAGATGACCGCCGCCTATGGCGAGGACATCGACAAGGCCCTCCGCAAGATTGGCAAGCGCATCAACATGACCATCAACACCTCGCACTTCACCGGGAACGGCAAGCGTCAGCGCATCTTCGACAAGGCCCCGGACATCCGGGAGCATATGATCTTCCTTGCCGATGGCATCCGCTCCAAGGAGTACTCCCAATTCATGCAATCCATCTTCTCCTTCACCGTGACAGGCAAAGCCGCCAAGCACGATGACGCTGCCGACTCCTGCGCGATGGCGGTTGACTTCGCCTTCTTCGGCAATAACGCAAGGGTGGAAATCATGAGAAGACCCTTCTAAAAAATAATACACAACATATAGTGGTGGGGTAAACAATTTTACCAAAATCACTTGACTAAAATAGTAAATAGCGCACATACTGTGACGAGAATTAGTTACTTTCGTTACATATGTGCGCTATTTTTGCGTTTTAGGGGTGACACAATGGCCAAAGAAACCAATGAGAACAAGAACACCGGCGGTGCGAGATATCTGCATGGCCGCAGAGATATTGTGACGAGCGCAGATGCCATCAATGCATCCAACGTGGTGGCCATCGTGTCACAGGCGTATGTGACCCACCTGGCGAACAAGAGTGACATCGACTATCTCTACAAGTACTACAAGGGCGACCAGCCTATTCTGTACCGTGAGAAGGAGATTAGGCCGGAGATCCTAAATCGCATCGTGGAGAATAGAGCCAACGCTATCGTGGCCTTTCGGGTCGGCTACACTATCGGCAAGCCTGTGCAGTATGTCAGCTGCGTAAGTGACGAATCTGTAAGTGACAAAATTGCCACTTTCAATGACCTGTGCCGTGTGGCTGGCAAGGCCACCAAGGACAAGCAGCTGGTCGAGTGGCAGATGATTTGCGGAACCGGCTATCGGCTCATCCTTCCCAATGAGGACAAAAAGGCCAAGGTTCCGTTCCGCATCTGCACCCCCGACCCTCGACAGGCTTTCGTCATCTACCGCAATGACATCTGGCGTACTCCGCTGGCTGGCGTGTATTTCACGGTGGATGATAACAAGAACGTGCATTTCGATGTCTATACGCCCACGGAATATTTCCGCATCGAGGGTGAGCAGAGCGGCAAACTGGTGATGCAAGACGGCAACGCTATGGGCCGCATCCCCATCATCGAGTATCCGCTGAACATGGCGAGAATCGGTGCTTTTGAGGTTGTCCTTCCGCTTCTGGATGCGCTGAACAACCTTGACTCCAACAACCTCGACTCCGTGGAGCAGACGGTGCAAAGCCTGTTGGTTGCAACTAACTGCGACTTTGACGAGGGCGTGACGGCTAACAAAATCCGCGAGAGCGGCATGGTCTGCATCAAGTCCGTGGGTGATTCCCATGCGGACATCAAAATCATCGGCGAGTCCCTCAAGCAGACGGACACCGAGATCCTCAAGCAGAATCTGCTCCAGGCCATCAACGAGATTGCCGGTATCCCCGCACAGGGCAACGGTTACCAGGGCGATTCCTCCAACAACGGTGCGGTCATCCTCAAGAACGGCTGGCAAGGTGCGGAAACCAAAGCGCAGGACTTTGAAGCCATGTTCCGTGAGCCGGAGCAGATGGCTATCGAGATTATGCTCGACATCTGTAAGCGGCTCTCCAAGTTGAACCTCAACCCGGACGATGTGGATGTTAAGTTCACTCGCCGAAACTACGAAGACCTCCTCGCCAAGAGTCAGACCCTCGTCACCATGCTTGGCAATGACAAGATTCATCCGCAGAGTGCTTATGAGGTTTGCGGTCTGTTCGTTGACCCGCAGGATGCCTACAACATGGGCATGGATTGGTTCAACAAGCAGCAGGAGCAAGTCCCGGAGGGCGGCGGTGGCCCGGAGAGCGAACCCAAAGAGGGAACCACCAATGACCAGGGTCAGACTTGGGTGGCTGGCTACTGGCAGAAGAGAAGTGCTGATACACGATGAGGACTATCTTTCCGTTTGACGAGATCAACACTTTCAAAGAGCGTTTACATTCGCACTTTAGCGAAGGACGAATAAAGTCCGAAGAGGATGTTGAGGACATCATCGATGAGATCCTCGATTTGTGCCTGTTGGCCTATGCCAACGGCGTGAGGTATATCGCAGAGGAGTTCGACATTGAGGTGGGACTTGAACCCACCGCTGACGAATTGGAGAGGGTCATTTATCAAGAGATTGATGGTGAAACTTGGGAGCAGCGAGTCCGTCATTGGTACGAAGAAGGTGGCACAGAAGCCGACATTGTTCGCATCGCGGAAACGGAGTCGCATCGCGTTGGAAACACGGCTGCTGATGAAGCGGCTATCCAAGCAGGAGCCACAACCAAGACATGGGTGACCATGCGTGACGATAGAGTCCGTGAAACCCATGAGTATCTTGAGCAGACCACCGTGCCTATTGATTCAAGGTTCTACACCTTTGACGGCGATAGCGCACGGTTCCCAGGTGACTTTACCTTGGCAGAGAACAATATCAACTGCCGCTGCCAACTGCGATATTCATAACTTTGCCCCCTTTTCTCATCCTTTCCTCCCTTCTAACTAAACTGCCGGGCGGGTCAGTTTCTCGTTTTACAACCGCCCACCTCCCTTTGTCCATCATATGAGGATTTGCTCATATGCTCACATATAGTCCCTACCAACCTTGGGTTATTGGAGGAAAGATGGAGAAATTAACTATCGTAGTCCCGCACTACAAGGAGCCGTGGAAAACTTGCAAGTTTCTGTTCGACTCCATCGAGTGCCAGCACGGCGTGGACTATGACGATTTCAAAGTGCTGGTGGTCAATGACGGCGATGAGATGGTACTGGATAGGGCGAATTTCGCTGAATATTCGTACCGAATAGACTATGTTATCAAGCCGCACGGAGGTATCTCTGATACTCGCAACTACGGCATCGACCATTGCGATAGCGAGTACATCATGTTCTGCGATTGCGATGACGGATTCCTCAACAACTACGGTCTGCACCTTGTTTTGGGTGCGATCCAAGAGGGGTTCGACTTCCTGCACTCCGTGTTCATCGAGGAGCAGCCTGTGGACGGCGGCTGGCGAGTGTTCCGGCGTGATGGCGATAAGGTGTTCGTCCACGGCAAGGCGTACCGTCTTCAGTTCCTCAAGGATAAGAACATTCGGTTCGACACCGAGATGCGGCTGAATGAGGACTCCGTGTTCAACGCCATCGCCTACCACGAAGCGGATGTGGTAAAGAAAATCGACACTCCGTTTTACCTGTGGACATGGAACGGAGAGTCCACCGTCCGCAAGCAGAGCGAGGACATCATCATTCGTACATATGACCAAGTTATGGCGATGCGGCTGAAGATTTGTGAGCAGCTCGATGAGCGTGGTTTCATCGATGAGTTCTTCGATGCCGTGTGCAAGACGGTGGCTGATTGCTACTACGATTTCAACGAGCCGACCTTCCTCAAGCATGAGGGTGATGAGTTGTGGCATCACGCCGAGAAGCAGTTCAAGAAGTTCTGGCGCAAGTACTCCAAGGCTTACTACGAATGCGACTCTGATCGTATCGCACGGACGATGATGGAGTCCCGCCTTGTGGCCTATAACGCCGGTCTTCGTGTGGAGCGCATCGACCTTGTGTCTTGGCTGAAGCACATCAAGAACGACATCAACTAACAGATATTCGCGGGGTGACCCGCTTGATATTGGTTGAGAGAACAACCTAAAAAACGCAACAAGTCAGAGAAGACTCAAACCGCACACATAGTCAGAGAAGACTCTAATCGCAGAAAAGGAGAATGAACATGGCAGAAGAGAACAAGACCCCCGAAGTCCCCACTATCGAGGAACTCCAGGCCGAGATTGCCCGGATCAAGGGCGAGAACGAGAAACTGAAGAACGCACAGAGCAACGCATCTTCGGATGCGGCGAAGTACAAGAAACTCCTCCAGGAGCGGATGACGGAGCAGGAGAGAGCCGCCGCACAGGCGAAAGAGGTTCTTGAAAACCTCAAGGCCGAGAATGAACGGCTGAAGAAGGAACAGACCATCGCATCCCATACCGCCGGGTATCTTTCCCTTGGCTTTGGCGATGCACTCGCAAAGAAAGCGGCTGAAGCGACCTTCGCCAGCGATTTCTCCGCGCTGACTACTGCATTCAAAGAGTTTATTACCGAGCATGACAAGGCACTCGCTGCCGATGCTCTCCGTAAGACCCCCCGTCCCGGTACGGGCGGTTCCGAGGTCGAGATTACCAAGGAACAGTTCGCCAAGATGGGATATCTTGAGCGCAAGAAACTTGCCGAGGAACATCCCGACCTTTACGAAAAACTAAAGTAAAGGAGTAATTTAACATGGCACAGACCAAACTTGCCAACATCATCAACCCCCTGGTTATCGCCGACATGATTGACCAGAAGCTGGTCGATAACATTAAGTTCGCCCCTCTGGCCACCATCGATAACACTCTGGTCGGCACTCCCGGTAATACCATTCTCGTCCCGGCGTGGAGTTACATCGGTGACGCTGCCGTTCTGGCCGAGGGTGTGTCCCTCACCGCTTCTGTCATGTCTACCACCAGCACCTCCGCTACCATTCAGAAGGTTGCCAAGGGTGTGCAGCTGACCG